TTGCAGGCATATTTAGAAATTAACAAATGGAAGAGGATATGAACTTACCAACCGAATACCAATCATTCATTCACCTATCTAGATACGCTAGATGGGATTATTCAGAAACACGTAGAGAAACGTGGGAAGAAACAGTAGATCGTTATTTTAATTTTTTCAAAGATCATCTGAAGGAACATTGTAATTATGAAGTAGAAGAAAAAGAACTTAAAGAATTAAGAAAAGCAGTAGTCAATTTGGACATCATGCCTAGTATGAGGTGTTTGATGACTGCTGGAGAAGCTCTCAAGAGAGAGAATGTTGCAGGGTATAACTGCTCTTATGTGAAGGTGGATTCACCTAGATCATTTGATGAAATACTGTACATATTGATGAACGGAACAGGAGTTGGTTTTTCAGTTGAGGAAGAGTACGTAAATAAATTACCAGTTGTGGCAGAAGAGTTTTATGAAACAGAAAGTGTCATCGTTGTTAGAGATTCCAAGTTGGGATGGGCAAAGGCACTCAAAGAACTCTATGGGATGTTATGGATGGGTCAGATTCCAACATGGGATGTGAGCAAAGTCAGACCGGCCGGATCTCCTTTGAAAACTTTCGGTGGTCGTGCATCGGGGCCCGAACCATTGGAAGAACTATTCAAATTTTCAGTAAACATATTCCAAAATGCAAAAGGACGAAAACTCAAATCCGTTGAAGCCCATGATCTCGTATGCAAAATTGCTGAGATTGTTGTTGTGGGCGGTGTGCGTAGGTCTGCTCTTATCAGTCTTTCTAACCTTGGGGATCGGGAAATGCGATACGCCAAGTCTGGAAACTGGTGGGAAACAAATGTACAAAGAGCCCTCGCAAATAATTCGGTTAATTATAAAGAAAAACCAGACGTTGGTACTTTCATGCGAGAGTGGTTATCCCTCTACGATTCTAAATCTGGGGAACGAGGAATCTATAACAGTATGTCGGCCAAAAGAACTACTGACAAACTAAACCAAAAGAAAGATAAAGATGGCAACAACATTATTCGGCGTCATGCCAGGGAAGATTTCGGCACAAATCCTTGCTCTGAAATCATTCTACGCAGTAGAGAATTCTGCAACCTTACTGAATGTGTTATCAGAGGATGGGACGATTCTAAATCTCTCAAAAAGAAAGTCAGACTTGCAACTATCCTTGGAACCTGGCAGAGCACTCTTACAAACTTCAAATACCTCACAGGAGAATGGAAAAGGAATTGTGATGAAGAGCGATTACTTGGAGTATCACTCACAGGAATCATGGACAATGGAATCACTAATGGAGGAACTAGAGGACTTGATGAGAGACTAACAGAGTTAAGAAATGAAACTGTTAAGACGAATCAAATCTGGGCTGAAAAACTCGGAATCCCAAACTCTGCTGCGATTACTTGTGTCAAGCCTAGTGGTACTGTCAGTCAGTTGGTTGATAGCGCATCTGGTATCCATGCAAGGCACAATCCATACTATATAAGAACAGTAAGGGGAGACAACAAAGACCCTATTACTAAGTTCATGAAAGCAGAAGGGTTTCCTAGTGAACCAGATGTAACTAAACCAAATCACACTACAGTATTCTCATTTCCAATGGCAAGTCCAGAGGGTGCTGTGTGTAGAAAAGATATGACTGCATTGGAGCAATTAGAACTATGGAAGGTGTATGCCCAGAACTGGTGTGAACACAAACCTTCAGTGACAATTTCTGTCAAAGAAGATGAGTGGGTTGACACAGCAGCTTGGGTATATGAAAATTTTGATGAGATCAGTGGAATCTCATTCCTACCATTTAGTGACCATACCTACAAACAAGCTCCGTACCAAGATTGTTCAAAAGAAGAGTACGAAGAAATGGCAAGTAAAATGCCTAAGAATGTAGATTGGTCAAAACTTTCTGAGTATGAGCAAAAGGATTTCACAGTAGCGTCACAGGAACTTGCGTGTTCGGCAGGTCAATGTGAAGTGGTAGATCTTCCAGCCACATGACAGAAATAGATATAGAGTGTCAAGAATGTAATGCAACATACCAGTTGAAGTTTGATCTAAATACTTCCAGATACACAATAAGATGTTGCCCCTTTTGTGGGGGTGAAGATATTGATATGGAAGATTATGATGAAGACGAAAGTTGGGATTGACTATAGCATGACATCCCCTGCAATTTGTGTGGGTGAGGGAACCTTCACAAGTTGCAGGATACAATACTTAACTCCTACCAAAAAATTTGCAAAATCCTACCTTGATGGTAAAATCAAGGGATCTCACTTTGGGACTTGGCCTTCTGAAGAGTTTCGGTATGATTTCATATCGAACTGGATTGTAGCTCAAGTTCCTGTCCATGCAGAGATTATCCTAGAAGGATATGCATTTGCAGCCAAGGGACAAGTGTTTAACATTGGTGAAAACACTGGTCTTCTCAAACACAAACTCTACAAAAACAATCTACATCCTCACATAGTCACTCCTACCGAAATCAAGAAGTGGGCTACTGGTAAAGGGAATGCATCCAAGACAGATATGTACAATGCATTCGTTGACCAGACAGGTGTGGAACTCAAAGACATTCTTGAGTGTGAGCCTGAGTCCAATCCTCTATCGGATGTGGTTGATGCATTTCTCATACACACTTTTATTCGTTATCTAACATAATTCAAACATAAATTTTATAAGTACTGAGATATAACTCATAATCAAAAAAAGGAGAAATATGAAGATATTGTTTACTATGGTTATAACACTTTTTTGTGGATTGTTATTGTATGTCCCAGAATCGTTTGCGAGGCAACAAATACAAATTGTAGGTAGCTCTACAGTTTATCCATTCACTACAGTTGTAGCTGAAAAACATGGTAAGAAGGGTTGGAAAACTCCAATCGTAGAGTCCACTGGAACAGGTGGTGGAATGAAACTGTTTTGTGCTGGATTAGGCCCAAGACACGCTGATTTTACGAATGCATCCAGAGCAATCAAAAAGAGTGAAATTAAGCTCTGTAAACAAAATGGTGTCAACGACATCATTGAAGTTATTGTAGGCAATGATGGAATCGTTTTTGCTCATAAACAAGGTCAGTCAAAATGGAACTTGACGAAACTGCAACTTTGGAAAGCCATGGCACAACATGGTCCAAAACCTACTTATTGGAACGAAATTGATTCGTCACTTCCAAAACAAAAAATTCATATCATGGCACCACCCCCAACATCTGGAACAAGAGATGCATGGAATTCTCTTGTAATGAAAAAGGGATGTAAACAAGCCGGACAGTACAAGACACTTGGTAAGAAGAAATGCAATTCGTTTCGTGACGATGGCCCAGTTGAAGAAGCTGGTGAGAACGATACCCTTATTGTAAAGAGATTAGGTTCAGATCCTAAATCATTTGGTATCTTTGGTTTCTCTTTTCTACATGAAAATCAAGATTTGATTCAATCTTCATTAATTGAAGATAAACAAGTAAGTTTGGAATCTATTCAGAATTACTCTTATCCAATTTCAAGACCTTTATTCTTTTATGCAAAGAAAGCACATTTTGGAGTTATCCCTGGCATGAAAGAGTTCATGGCAGAATATACGTCAGATGCATCTATGGGAGAATATGGTTATTTGGGTGATCTTGGACTCGTCCCATTAGAAAGTGCAACTCTCAGTAAAGTTCGTTACAATGTTAGTAATTTAGTCGCAAATGAATTCACTAAACACTAAAAACTAATAAAGGAAACATGACTGATTTTGACCAAGTAGTAGAGAGAAGAAAACTTCTCAAAGGAGCGTTTGCTCTAGGAGCGACTGCATTTGTCGCTTCCGCTGTTCCTTTTGGTAGGAACGTCTTTGCACATGGTGGTATTGATTTTACACCAGTTGCAGCTAATGGTTTGGATACAATCACAGTTCCCGAAGGTTATAGTTGGGATGTAGTATCGGCATGGGGAGATCCACTTTGGAGTGGAGTTCCAGAGTTTAATCAAAAAACAAGAGGAACAGGTGAATCGCAAGAAGGTTCGTTTGGTGATAACAATGATGGTATGGCTCTTTTTGATATCAATGGCAGGAGTGTACTTGCTGTCAACAATGAGTATTGCAATAGACCAATCATCTATGGAAACAGAGTCTCAAAACTCCCAGAAAATAAAGATGATGTTCGTAAAGGAATAGCATCACATGGAGTTTCGGTATTTGAAATAGAAAAGTCTCTTGGAGGTAAATGGAGAATCAAGAAAGACTCTCCTTATAACCGAAAAATAACAGCAGACACAAAGACTGAATTTACTGGGCCTGCAAAAGGACACGCTTTGCTAAAAACAGAAGAAGACCCAAAGGGCACGACTTCAAAGGGAACGTGGAACAATTGTGGGAATGGTAGAACTCCTTGGGGTACTTATCTCGCTTGTGAGGAAAACTTCAATGGATATTTTTCTGCACCATCAAACCCTAATGCTTCGCTCTCTGCCGAACATAAGAGGTATGGAGTCAAGACAAAGGATTGGGGTTACAATTGGGTGAGAAATCAAGAGAGATTTGATGTTAATCTAAATCCCAATGAACCACATCGTGCCGGATATATCGTAGAAATTGACCCTGCAAAACCACAATCAACTCCTAGAAAACATACTGCAATGGGCAGAATGAAACATGAGAATTGTGAAGTGGTTGTTGCAAAGAATGGTCAAGTCGTTGCCTACATGGGTGATGATGAGAGAGGTGAATTTCTGTACAAGTTCGTTTCACATGGTAAATTTGTAGAAGGAAGTTCAACTAATCAAGACCTACTCTCAAGTGGTGAATTATTTGTTGCCGTATTCAAGGACACAGGAAGAGGTGAGTGGGTAAACCTCAAAGATTCTGGAATGAATCCAGCTGAAAGGTCTGTGTTTTCCAGAATTGCAGCCTCAAAGGTAGGTGCAACAACTATGGATAGACCAGAATGGGTTGCTTGTAATCCTCACAAAGTTGAAGCTTATTGTGCATTAACAAACAATAAGAATCGTGGTAAGGAAGGAAAAAATCAACCTGTCAATGCAGTCAATCCAAGAGCAGGAAATAAGTACGGACAAATTGTTCGCTGGACTCCTGACGGACAAGATCATACTGCAACTGGTTTCAAGTGGGATCTTTTTGTGATGGCAGGAAATCCAGTTGTCGGTTCTGGTTTGAGTAAAGGTTCAAATAATATCACACCAGACAATATGTTCAATTCACCAGATGGAATTGCATTTGATTCAATGGGCAACCTTTGGATTCAAACAGATGGTAAGTATACCAACAAAGATGCTTTTGAGGGTATGGGTAATAACCAGATGTTACTTGCAAATCCAGAGACAGGTGAAATCAAGCGTTTCTTGGTAGGGCCTAAAGAATGTGAAGTCACAGGAATTACTTGGAGTACGGATAAGAAAACCATGTTCATAGGTATTCAACATCCAGGCGAAAAGAATCCTAATGAGTGTCACTGGCCAGACGGAGGAAACTCTGTTCCAAGGTCTGCTGTTGTAGCAATAAAAAAGAATGATGGAGGAATCATAGGGTGACAGATAGTTTTAAAAAAATTAGTAGGTGGTCTGCAATCGTAGGTATGACTTGTGCCACGATTGCAGTTGCACAAAATTTTATGATGATATGGATGGTGAGTAAATTAGTGTTTGAATACTAAATATTTTTAGTATTAGCATGGGGGGTGCGTGTGAGAGATGTAACGTAGGCCCGATGCTTTTGCAACGCCGAAACTCCACCATCCCCCAACTGATGAATTTTTAATCATTACACTTTTTCATTGATGAATAAATTACTTAAAAAGTGATTATAATATATACAGTAGTATAACATAGAGGTGGCACAAATGGGGGTTGTCGCCTCTTAAATCTCTAAAAAAAGAAAGGAACTGAGTGTCAAACCCACTCTCCTATGCAAGAAAACAATTTTATAACGAAGTAAGAGAATACGATGCATCCCTTGAACCTTGGTTAAGAGCCGAGTACAGAAACCTATCCGACGCTGAACAAGCATTTAGTGAGTACAAGAGTAAGAGACAAAAACCTAGTCTCTGGGCAAGACTCAAAACCTCACTGACATTTCCATCATTCACGATGGGCGGAGTCACAAATAAATCCATAGAAGAATATCTTTCTCAAGCAAGAGATCACTATGATCTTGAACAGAGAGAAAGAAAAGTCATGAATGGGAATGTGAGGTTTGCATGAAAGAACTTATCATTTCGTATGGTACAGTAATTTTTTGTGCAATATTGTTATTGTGATAAATAGAATTGTAGAGACATGGTTCTCTACATAACTCTCAACTTGAGTTGAAAGGAGGTGATCTGTGTCTAGCTGTAATAATCCAGATTGTGAATGTGATCATTGTGTATGTGAAGATTGTTCTTGTTCACCCGATAATCTCTGCCCAGAGACTTGTCGAACTTCCAACTAAATATTTTACTTGACAAAAATAACCTCTCATTGTATAATTAAGATACAGTGAGAGGTCCACAAAGGTTATTATGATTGAACGCGTGACTCCTAAATTTGTCCCGATGTATATCAGAAAAGATCCAGTGCGACCTCACATCAATGCTGATGTCAGGATGGCTCCTGGCCGTGATATGTTTCACATTGATGAACAGGCATTCGTGTGTGTTGCATATCTTGACAAAGTACCTATAAATGAGGAAGAGTTACTTACTTCTCATGTAGGAGATATTGTCGTAGCATATACTGTATGGTCACTTAAAAGGGGTCTAGGGAGACAAATAATTTTGGATGGTGTCAAGACTATTCAAGATTCCTATAGATTCAGTCGATTCGTAACCCTAAGTCCAAAAACAGAAATGGCCACAAAATTTCATCTGAGTAATGGTGCAACTCAAGTGGGTGAATCTGAATGGGCAAATAATTTTGAATATTTGCTAGAAAAAACTTGACAATTGAATTAAATTTGATATACTATAAGTTCATGATCAAGAATAACCCTTTCGGAGACTGTATGGAAGAATACTTCTTGTTTGATGTCAAGGGTAACTTCACTGGTAAGTCAATCCTCACTTCAGAAGAGGGGTATGATGCTCTTCTTGAGGAAGTAAAAAGAGTGACCAAAGAGATGGTAGACGAATATTATTTTCCTACAGAGGAAGACGAAGAACATACATTATAATTGGGTGGACTGAGCATAGGTGAGCTCAACGGACTGTAACTCCGCCGCATATGCTGTGCTGGTTCGACTCCAGCTCCGCCCACCAAATAAATGCTGCTGTAGCTCAGTTGGTAGAGCAGGAGTTTTGTAAACTTCAGGTCGTTGGTTCGATTCCAATCAGCAGCTCCATGCGAGTGTAGCTCAGTTGGTAGAGCGCAACCTTGCCAAGGTTGAGGTCGAGAGTTCGAGCCTCTTCACTCGCTCCAAAAGGATATTATGGATAAAATAACACAAATGATGGTCATCACTATGGAAGAGTGTGGCGAATTGACTCAAGTATGTTCTAAACTGCTTAGGAAAAGACATACACAAAATGAAATTAGTGATGAGACAAAATATAAATTGACCAAGGAAGTTGCGGATGTGATGTGTATGATTGAACTGATGGAAGATGAAGGTTTGATTGAACATGACGAAATTCGTGCAGGTATACAAAGTAAAAGAGATAAACTTAGAGTTTGGAGTGATCTCATAGAGAAACCCAAACCATGGCAAGAAGTTCTTGCTGAAGAATAGGTCATTAGTTTAATGGTAAAACTACGGACTCCAAATCCGTCAATGTGGGTTCGATTCCTACATGACCTGCCAATGGGGCTGTAGCTCATCTGGGAGAGCGCAACACTTGCACTGTTGAGGTAGCAGGTTCGATCCCTGTCAGCTCCACCATAGGGGAATAGTTCAGCTTGGTAGAACGCTTCGTTTGGGACGAAGAGGTCGCAGGTTCAAATCCTGTTTCCCCTACCAAAAGGAAAAATATGAATAACGAAGAATATATCCGTTCACAAGCTCAAGGTATGGATCTTTGTAGAACCTACGTTGACCTTGGCACTGCAATAGACAAAGACAAAATCATCAACTTACACTATCTCTCAGATGCACATCTCAGGATTCTCAGCAGGTCAGTTGCAAAAGAAAATGAGAAGCGGCGGTAATAATTGTTGACATTTGCGATCAAATGACATATACTATAATTAAATGAGTGAGACAATAACCCTTTCGGAGATCCGATATGATTGAATTTCGTTCTGGTAGAAAAGTCATCAAGTCAGTTTCATCAGTAGATGCAGCCCATACTCTTGCTCGAAGGTTGATCGAAGCGAGAAACACCGATTCCTTTTGGGAACCTAATGATCGTGAAGGACTCCCTGTTTTTGGTATTATGGATGCAATCATGGGAACATCATTTGATGTGTATGAGTCGATGACAGTCTGGTTGAATGGTAAGAAGATGACAACTCTTTGGAAGAAGGGGTATTGATATGACAGAAAAAGAATGTAGTAAATGTGGTGAAATAAAACCATTAACAGAATTTGGTAAAAACCAAAGTACTAATACTGGTGGTAACGTATACTTTCGTCCCGAATGTAAAAAATGTACTTCTAGTGCAAGTAAGGGTAAGAATCAATCCTATAAGATGGCAGGAAAACCAAGTTATCCAGAAATTGAATGTCCTTGTGATCTTTGTGGAAAACCATCAAGAGCTGCTACTAAACCAGGCTCAAAACCCAAAAAATTAGTATTTGATCATGGTCATGTCTCTTTAAAGCATCGTGGATGGTTGTGTGATAACTGTAACAGAGCGATGGGCATGTTGGGTGATGATGAACGAAGTATGATTGAAGCTGTTCTTTATATTGCAAAGGGTGAAGGTAGACCAAAATGGTTTATTGAGAAGATAGAAGAATTATTGAAAGAAACTATCGAACTTGGACCACCAGAAGTAAATTCTTTAATGGAGTTTTAT